ATCTGCATTGATATTGGCTTTTAAATCCAGCGCGGTTTGCTGAGCGGTTGACACGGGTTTATTAATATCTGAGGTATTATCGACATTCTCAAGCCCTATCATGCCTGACGTAACGCCTTGCAGGGTATCGCCGTCCTGTAATTCCTGAATGCTTTGGCCATTTAAAACCAGTGGATAACGCGCGGTCATGTAACCACCACTCCCACGGTTCCGGTATCGTGTTTCAAAATATACAAATAGCCGGGTGTCGGTACTCTGATAAAGCTGCCAGCCCGGTTGGTAACACCGACATTGTGCGGAATACTGACTGGCAAATCTTTTTGGGTGGGTACCGGATTTAAAAGAATGCCGTCGAGTTTTATTGATTGCCCGTCTGGCAAATATTTTGCTGATATGTTTAACGCCAGTTTGCCGGTTTCGTTGGCATCGTCTATTTCTACGCGCTCAACGATTATGCGTGGCTCCCATTTTGCAAGGGCATCGGCGGTTGCGCTGACAATATCTATAATCGTGCTGCTGTTAATCGGCGCGTCTATTAACTCGAAAAGCCGTGATCCGTATTCCCTGCGCATGACGCGCGTATCGTTGATGGATTGCTTTAGATGATCCATGCCGCCTAAGGCTTTGCCGGTGCGATTGTTAACGCCGATCATGATTTTGGAACCCCTGTATCGCCACCGGACGTGATGTCACTGTGTTTATGCCCATGCAGGCTGATCCCGTTGGCGATGACATCCACGCTGGCTGTTAATGTGCCTGTCAGGGTTATATTGCCGATAATTGTCAGGCCGCCGGTTGATGTGATGGCCGTCGTTGCTCCATCGGGCAAAATAGCCATTAGATGGTGCGTAGCCCTATCGTATTCAACTACCGCGCCGTCACTGTAAACAATATGATGTTTATCGGGTGTCGCCACGGGAGGCGGCTTTAAGGCTTGGTATAAGCCGGTCAACACCAAGCCCTGATTGAGTTCGCCTGATGGCGATAACACCATCACCTGTTCACCTATTTCCGGCGCGTGCCAGGTGATGTCCCCGCCCGCGCGTTGGGTTTGCCAGGGGAGCCAGCCGGTTAAAATGTCACCGGCTTTAATGCGTACCTTAGCATTCGGGTAATCGGTTTCCTGCACCGTACCGAATTTAATCAGGTTGCTGATGCGTCTATCCAGTTCGGTCGTTTTAAAGTCTGTCATTTTGATAATGCTTCATAATGATCTTCATTCGGGATACCGATCAACGGCACTTCGCTCCACAATATTTCCGTGGGCATAATCCCTGTGCTATCCCACACACTATCGCCCAGATACAGCGTTTGATCCCAACTCACGAACCATGAATCATAGCCGTTTTTTTCCGGGTCAAACTTGCCTGGGCCTAGCGTAATCATGCCGGGGAAGCTGACATTGCTACCAAGCCCCCATTTATTGCGGCGCACGCGCATAAATAACTGAGCGGCGAATTCACGCACTTGCAGTTGCAGGTTTTCGGTTTGCTGACCCAAGATGCAATATGCCGTGATATGGCACAAAAGCGGTGCACGGTCATCGCCCACGTCATCGCCCTCGTCGGCGCTTTCTATTTCGATAATAACCGCCGGGGTCATGATGGGCAAGGGCTGACCGGCTGGGTTTTCGCCTTGTTGATACCACAACACGGTGTTAACGTTATCGCCGAAATGCGCCTCGAGATAGGTTGTAATCGCCAGATGAAAATCGGCAATGGTTGTCATCGGCTGGCCCTTTCCAGTTCAAAACTGACCAATCGGTTCATTTTTTGCATAAGCGCCAATTCGGCGGGCGGTATTAAGCGCCTGGCGACTTCATTGGCGGCGTTGTCTATTTTCACGTTTTGACGTTTGATCGGGGAACGCGCCGCGCCGGTACGGGCGAAAATACCCATTCGATTGGTATGGGTCTTGTAATAAGCTTTGAAACCGCCCTCAAAATAAAAACCGCCTGCCATGTAACCTGTGCCAACGGGGCCTTGATCGGCCAGATATTTAGCGTCTATCGGTTTTATACCGAGCCAAACCATGCCGGAAATGCCGCCGGTTAACTGGGCTTTGGCTTTGCCTAACTTAATGCGGTTGCTTAAGATGCGCCGTGAAATGCCTGTTATACCGGGTAATTCCCGTAATAAACGGCCTTTCATCCATGCGCTGGTTTCGTTTACCGCCCGCATTTCCGCACGTTTTAACGCTTGCGGTGATAATGCGCCCTGCACCAGTCTATCCAGATGGCTGCGATCCAGTTGTATATTCAATAACCCGGCGGTTGGATTGAGGGTAATAGCCATTACCGCCACCCGCTCAATTTCGCTTGTGTGTTGCCGGGATAATAAAGAATGGCTGTAAGCGTGTTATTGACTTTGACAATAATTTCTGAGATAGCATAAGTCGCGCCCTTATAAAAGGCCGTCCAGGCTTTTGAAATGCCCGGCACATCGCTTTCCAGTAAATCTATGGGCGTGCTGTATATGTCTATTTTTGCCCAGATGTTATCTGCTTCTTCAAAGCCGGGCTTATTGCCGGTGCCGGGTCGTGCCGATAAAATACAACGGGTTTCAACTAAACCGCCATTGGGCGCATAAAAAACAATGGCATCGCCTAAAGCTGTCATTATTTGCTGATCCGCCGTTAAAAATAATTTACTAAAGCCGTCTAAATCCTCCGCGTATAAATCTCCCTTAACCGTAACCGGAATTATGGCTATGCCTGCTAAATCCATACTAGCCATCAAGTTGCACCACTAGAGTTCCCACGCCAAAAACTGGCGTGGTTGTTGTTGTTACGGTTCTTGGTGTTTGTAAACTTGAACAGATTAATAAATTGCCATCTGTGGCCGCGTCCCATAGCCCGAAATATCTAGCGGGCGTCCAATTATCTGTAGCCATTGGAAAAGTAAGCGGTATTAAATTGGATGTTTTGCCCTGCGCATCAACTGTTGACCAGTTTGTATCAGACGGCGCACACGCCACGCGAGCATAACCCCCGCCGGTTAATTCTGTTACCGCGCCGGTTTTAACATTGGAAACTGTGGAAATTAAACCCACAAATAAAATATCAGGTTTAGTGTAAGTGACAGACCTGAATTGATGATCAATTAATTTTATAATGAGGTATTGGGTTAATGTACTCATAATTTTTTGACATCATCTTGGCGTTCATTATCATCAGTGATTAAAGGTTCTGATGCCAACAATTTCAATTCGATACGCCTTTCCACCAAAAACAGAAACCGTGTTGCCATGTGTCCGCCAACCCCTGCGGCGGCGGCGCATAGTCCTAATGGTTGATTAAGTGAATCAATAAACATGAATAGGCCAACACCCACAAAACCACTCGTAAATAACTCCCCGAACAGTTCAAAAATACTGAATTTACCTGCTTTTATGTTCTTGCTTTGCCCTAGCCAGTTAATCAGACCGCCGGACAAGGCCATTGATAAGGCAATGATCCAGGTTATCGCGGGCCAGGTCGTTGGGTCGGATTCCGGCTGCATTGATGTTATTCGGGCGGCGTTTCTTTCTGTTTCGTTTTTTTACTGATTGTTTTTATTTCCGGCATTGGGTTATCAAATGGCAATTCGTTGATTTCCGGATCGGTCATTAACCCTGAGCGTATCTGGTCATAAACCGGCAACATGCCTTTGGGCAAATCGCCAATTATTTCCACCGTTTCCCCGGCTTTAAATTGTAAAGCCTGGGTGCCGACATAAGCGCCGATCAGATCATCGCCATAAGGTTCAAGCGCATGGGTTCTGGCTCTTACCTGATCGGGTGTTAAGATCATGGCTATTGCTGCCGGTACGTTGGTTAGTTCTTTAAACGTGATTTTCATGACGTTGGCCTAGGTTAAGGTAGTCAAGCACGCTTTTTGCCAGTAACCATAGCCCACGTTGCGCATCGCTTTAATGCCGAACCAATGAACATCATCGGTAAACTCGAGTTCACTGCCTTCGGCAATCATTGTCATATTAATTTCTTCTTCTTCTTGACGTATGAAGGGTGAGACATCGCCATCGGTTCTGAACGTTGCAAATTTGGTTGTCCAGTTCAGACGGGGATTTACAGCAAGATTTACACCAAAGCCGCCCAGACTTCCGGTCGCGGTTATCAGGTTGGATGTGGAAGAAATGACTTGAGCGCCCAGGGCTTGGCCTGCTGCTTGTAAAAACGGCACGGGCACCATCACCAGAAATTGACTGGCATCTTCATTGAGCGGTTGGCCTTGATCGTCTTTGAAAGTATAGATTTGCTGGATTGAATTCAGGATGGCCGCTTGCATTTCGCTGGCTGTTGGAACGGTTGTACTGGCGGCATCGTAGCTGATGTCATTGGATTGCGATCCGCTGTCGCCTTCGCTGTGATCCGTATCGAAAAAATATTGGCC